TCACAGGTCAATCCTTAACGGCTTCGGTTGGTGATGCTACGGCTCCGGCTAAAGCACAACCCACAGGGGTGGAGGCGACAGCTTCTGAAGGAAATATTACCCAGGAGACTATTTATACTTTCACAGGTGTTTCTGCTACTGCCACCGTAGGAAATGGAACTGTAGCTGCCAATGCTGATGTTAGCGCTTCTGGAAATCAGTTGACATCTTCAGTAGGTAGTTTAAGAATAACCAATTGGTCCATTGTAGACGACAGCCAAACTGCAGACTGGAAAAACGTATCATTGGCTGCATAAAAATGTTTTCATTTATTAATAAAAGGTGTTAAATAATAAGTTATGGTATCAACGTACTCAACAGGACTAAGAACAGAATTACAAGTTACAGGAGAAAATTCAGGTACATGGGGAACTATTACCAATAGTAATTTTACTCAGGTTTTTGAATTTGCTATTGCGGGCGTTTATGCCAAGACATTAACTGATGCGGATAC